CTTATGAAGCCTCAGTCTGTACCTCAGATTTATACTTAGACACGCCCTAGCATGTTGTCTAATTACTTGACAAATGCTACACTTTATGACTATGGGTCTATTCCGCAAAACAGAAGCAAACACTCCTAATAAGACATCGCTTACAGCGCAATACGCCCCTACTATTATGGGCGAGAATCTTAACTCGCTATTCAATTATGTCATGCCTCGCGTTAATCGCAATGAGGCTATGTCTGTGCCAACAGTAGCTCGATGCACCAATCTTCTAAAAGGTGTAATTGGTGGACTGCCACTTAATTTATATCGCACATCTACAGGCGAAGAATTAGGTAACCCAGTTTGGGTAGATCAGCCAGCAATCAATCAACCTCGCTCAGTAACAATGGCGTGGACTGTTGATTCACTTTTAATGTACGGCGTGGCTTATTGGCAAGTTACAGAATTATATGCAGAAGATGGAAGACCTGCTCGCTTTAAGTGGATACCTAATGTCAAAGTTACATTTAACACTGACCTTTATGGAATGGAAATTACTCAATACTTTATTGATGCTGTTGCCGTACCTATGTCCGGTCTTGGCAGTATCGTAACTTTCCAGGCATTCGATGAAGGTATTTTAGAGCGTGGATCTGACACAATTAGAGCAGCAATCGATCTTCGCAAAGCAGCAGTAATTGCAGCCAGCACACCGATGCCGTCTGGAGTGCTTCGCAATAACGGCGCAGATCTTGATCCAAAGGAAGTTGCAGGACTACTAGCTGCATGGAAGAACGCAAGACAAAATCGTGCGACTGCTTACTTAACATCTACTCTTGAATATCAGCCGACATCATTCTCACCTAAAGACATGATGTACGATTCTGCACAACAGTTCCTTTCGACTGAAATTAGCAGACTCTGTAATATCCCGGCTTACATGGTCAGCGCAGAGGCCAACCAAAGTATGACGTACTCTAATTTGCTTGACGAAAGAAAATCATTTTACTCTCTATCACTGGCTCCTTATGTATGTGCAATAGAAGATCGTCTCTCAATGGATGACATTACTGCTCGCGGTAATGCAGTTAAGTTTGATGTAGATTCTTCATTCCTGGCAACAGAACCAATGGAACGCTTGCTAGTAATTGAGAAGATGTTATCTCTTGGCTTGATTACAGTTGAGCAAGCGATGGAGATGGAAGACCTAACACCTAACGGAAGCGAAGGAATCGCCTAATGGAAAATCAGGTAATCACCTTCTCGTCTGGACTCATTGCCAATGTAGAAGAACGCTTAATCTCAGGCAAGATCGCTCCAGCGGGAACAGGCGAAGTGGGCAACACTTCTGCCGGCAAAGTAGTCTTTGAAAAGGGTGCTATTGCACTTCCAGAAGAAGCCAACACTGTTAAGTTACTTAATCAGCACGATGCACGCCAACCTCTCGGTAAGGCTACAAAATTTACTGAGCAAGAAGATGGCATTTATGCAAGCTTTAAGATAAGTCGCAGCAATCGTGGTACTGAGGCTTTGATCCTTGCAGAAGAAGGACTTCAATCTGGTCTGTCTGTAGGCGTAGAAGTAATTAAGTCAAAGCAGAAGGGCAATGTGATGTATGTGTCCGCTGCCAAGTTGCTTGAAGTAAGTTTGGTAACAGAGCCAGCATTTAAGTCGGCTCAGGTTATCGATGTCGCTGCTGAGGAAAATCCAGAAGCAGTAGAAGAAATCCAACCAACAGAAAGCGAGACAGCTGTGGAGAATACTCCAGAGACAGTTGCAGCACCAGTAGAGGCAGCAGCAGTTGAAGCTGCTCGTCCTGTTGTTACTGCAACAACATTTGTGCGTGAGCGCATTGCACCAATCACATCAGCGCAGTACCTAGAAGCAAACATCAAGGCAGCTCTTGGTGATGACGAAGCACGCCGCGTAGTTCGCGCAGCAGATGACTCAACATCAACAAACACTGGTCTTACACTTGCACCACACCTAAACACATTTATTACTGACACTTTTACAGGCCGTCCAGCATTTGAGGCAGCGACACGTTCAGCATTATTGCCAGAAGGTATGAGCTTTACAGTTCCTCGCCTATATACAAATGCTGCAACACCAAATACTGCACCAACAGTTGCAGACACAAACGAAGGTTCAGCACCATCAGAAACTGGGATGACCTCCAGCTTTGACACGATAAGTGTTAACAAGTTTAGTGGACTTCAGCGAGTGAGTTTTGAGCTCGTTGACAGATCACAACCTGCATTCATGGAACTCATGATGATTGAACTTCGCAAGGCATATGAGAAGGCAACAGATGCAGCACTTCTAGCGGAGTTTTTTGGTTCAGGTACAACAGCTGCAGCAACAGCAGCAACAGCTGCAGGACTACAGTCATTCGTGTCAGTAGAAGGCGCAGCAGCTTACAAGGGCACAGGCGGAGACTTTGCTAACAAGCTAGTGGCCTCGACTGACCAATGGGCTGCAATCACCGGATACGCGGATACCACCGGACGAGCACTATATTCGGCACAAGGTGCAACATACAACGCAGCAGGTAATGCAGTAGCAACATCTGTTCGCGGTAATGTACTTGGTACTGACTTGATCGTGGATCACAACATCACAACATCAGGCATAGTCGATGATTCAGCATACTTGGTTGCTCCATCATCCGTGTATGTCTGGGAATCACCACAAACACAGCTTCGCGTTAATGTATTAACATCTGGCGAGATCGAAATCAACCTTTACGGATACCTAGCAATCTATCTTGCTAAGTCAGGTAAGGGCGTTCGTAAGTTCAACCTAACTTAATAGGTAACTAAGTCGCTCTAGGGGGTCAGTAGCCCTCTGACTCCCTAGGGTCTTTAGAAAGGAAATCATGGCACTAACTACAGTCGCAGAACTCCGATCAACCCTCGGAGTCGGTACGCTGTACCCAGATGCCACGCTTCAAGAAGTCTGCGATGCAACAGATGCAGTATTGCTTCCAATGCTCTGGACTAACTCAGAGATTGTGATTTCTCATAGCAGTATTGTTGGTCAAGGCACACTTTACTTCAATCAGAAATTAGAAGATGTTTTTTTTGTAGGACAAACTGTAACGATTACAGGATGCGGATCAGTATTTAACGGCAGCAAAGTTCTTACAGCTGTTGGTGAAGATTCCATCACCATGAACACTAGCCACGCCGCGATTAAGCCCAAGCATCCTGTGCAACCTTTTGGGTTAGTAACAGCAACAAATTACACAGACTGGACAACTGACATGGCAGTCCAGCAAGCAGCTTTGATGATCGCTGTTGAGATCTGGCAAGCGCGTACAGCCACCCTTTCAGGCAGTAACGCAGTCGATTTCCAGCCCTCACCTTATCGAATGAGCGCACAGCTACTCGCTAAGGTAAGAGGATTGATCGCGCATGCACTTGCGCCTACATCGATGGTGGGCTAATGCCTCCAGTACCGATTACGACACTTCGCACTACCTTAGCCACTGCGCTAGTAGATAACACTAAATACCAAGTCTTTGCTTTCCCGCCTGCAACAGTCCTGGCTAATTCTGTAATTGTGTCACCAGATGATCCGTACCTAACACCCAACAATAACCAGCACATAACAATAAGCCCGATGGCTAATTTTAAGATTATTATTACAGTGCCTTTGTTTGATAATGAAGGCAATCTCAATGGAATAGAAGATGCAGTAGTAGGCGTGTTTACTAAACTCAATGCATCAGTCTTGACCTATAATGTAGGCGCAATAAGCGCACCAAGTATTCTCAACGCTGCGTCTGGAGACTTACTCAGCTGCGAGATGTCCGTATCAATCCTTACGAGTTGGAGTTAATATGTCCGAGTGGGAAAAAGAAAATGCAGACTTCCTGATCAAGATCGGGCAAGTTAGCACACCAGCACCAAAGCCAGTAACTACTAAGAAAGACGAGGAATAATCCAATGGCTGTATTTCTAAACAATGGCGTGGTCTTGACAGTCAATTCAGTGGACTTGTCTGACCATGTAACAGCAATAACAATTAACCGCAATTTTGATGAACTAGAAGTAACAGCGATGGGTGATTCCGGCCATAAGTTTGTTAAAGGTCTAGAAGCATCATCTATTACTATTGACTTCCTAAACGACACAGCATCTTCAGAGGTTCTACAGACTCTACAAGCTGTGTGGGGAACATCAACCACAATCACAGTAAAGCAGACATCAGCTGCTACATCTGCAACCAACCCTCTCTACACTATGGCTTGCTTGATCAACGGCACAACAGATGTAAATGGTTCTGTTGCTGATCTATCCATGCAAAGCTGTACATTTAATGTAAATGGCACAATCGCAGTAACAACTTCATAACAAACTAACTAAGGGGCAAAGACATGGCAAAGTTAAAGATCGTTCGACAAGATGGAAGCGTACTAGAAGGCGAGATTACTCCAGCAGTGGAGTACGCATTTGAGCAGTACGCTAAAATGGGTTT